CGACTTTTCTAGAAATTTTTATTTTTCCTTCAGCTTCCAAGACTTTAAGATACGTAGAAACAGTCATTCGAGACAATCCGGTTTTTCTGGCAACTTCTCCTATCGATAGATCACTTGGATGAGCTTTCTCTAATTCTTTCATTATTTTTTGAGTTTTATCTTTTGCCAAAAATCCACTATCCAGTCGATTGAAAACTTAATACTCAATTGGTTGTCTGGGCTTATAAAATTAGCATCAACGCTTAACGTCAATGCTTATCATTGATGCCAATATTAGCTAGCCATTTTTCTGTATAGTTTAATTCTCTAAAGAGTCGTTTTTCTTCACCAACATGTCCATAGTGTTGGAGAAAATTTGCTGTTTCAGAATTTGTGTCTTCAATTCAGAAACATGAGGAGTTATTCTTGTTTTGTAGTAGCTTTAGTCCTGTTGTGACGCCCGTTGTTATGGCGAACCATATGATAGTTGCCGTTATGTTTCCTTGGCTGACTATGTAGGCTAAGCCAACTGAAGCCCCGTTGAGAACGGCTAGGACCGCGGACAGTTTGGGTTTGAACTGGAATCCTACTATTTCACCTCCATTGGTTTTTACTACGAGTATCTCTGGAGTATAGTCTCTGCGATAACCCGTTCCCGCTGTCGAGGCTGGATTTGAATTAGAGTTCAAATTTGAAGTGCAATTCAAGAAATTGCTTTATTTCTGTGGCGTAACATGGTTGTTGGTGTTGAGTGTTTGCCGATTTTCCAGCAGAGCGTCAACGCGGACTTATATGAGTGGCTTCTGAAGGAACAGAAGAAGCGTCATGCTCGTAGCATTCAAGACGTGATCCGCCAGATTTTAGAGGAAGCCAAGGCGGAGGCTGAGAAGCATGGCTGCTAGGCTGAAACATGTTGCGCAGGCAACCGTTGCTAAGCTTTTCGGGCTTCACTCCGCGCCAACCAAAACTCAGGCTGAGATTCAGCGGATTTACACGGGTTTGGGCGCCGAGTTCGGCCAGCCCATAACGGCTGCCAACATTACTTTTGCTTTGAAGCGTGAGCCTGTAGCCCACAGGATAGTGTTTGCTGTTGCGCACGATGTTTTCGACAACTGGTTTGAAGTGGAGCCTCTGCAACAGGAAACCCAAGAAGCAGAGAAGGTGGATAAGCAGAAGTTCAATGAGTCCGTGCAAAAGGTTCTATTGTTGCTTAACGCCAAAGACATGTTTACGCAGGCTGCCGTTTTCGAGAGGGCCTACGGCTGGTCGATTGTTGTTTTGGGCTACAAGGATAAAGGCGCCACGTTGAAGACGCCTGTTTTGCAGCCTGAGAAAATCGTTTCGCTGGAAGCTTTCAGTCCACCGTTGATAACAAGCGTTGAAGTCGACAAGCGCAAGGAGAGCCCTCGGTTTGGCCTGCCATTGTTTTACAAGGTTAAGATAAGTGACACGGAAGAGGTTGAGGTTCATTTTAGCCGTGTGATTCACTTTGCCACCCGCAAGATTGAGCCTGGCTACAAGGGCGTAAGCGTCTTAGAGCCTGTGTGGGATGACTTAACGGTTCTGCGGAACATTCGCTGGGGCATGGGGCAAACCATGTACCGTTATGGCAGCGGCTTTCCCGTGGTCACGGTTAAAGGCGCAACTAAAGAGCAGATTGACGAGTATAAGCGTGAGTGGGGTCCCCTAACAGCCCAAACAAGCATGTGGTGTGACGAAAACACGAGCATCGAGTTCAAGGGGTTGGCTGGCAGAGCCCTAGACCCTGAGCCCTACTACACGCCTATAATGGAGAACATTAGCGCTGGAACAAGCATTCCCATGGCTATTCTGAGAGGCGCCCAAGCTGGGCAGTTGGCTGGAAGCGAAGTTAACGAGCGAGAATATTTCAAGCTGATCAGCGACTGTCAATCTCGCTACGAGCCCGGCATCATGGACCTGATTGACCGCTTAATGGAGACCAAGCAGGTTCCAGATGTGCATTATAGGGTTAATTGGCTTGGCGGCTTCGAAATCAACCCAAGGGACCAGGCTGCTGCCGAGCTTGACAAGGTTCGCGCGTTGGAAGTTAAAACCAACTGGATGACTGTAAATGAGATTCGAGAAGAGCAGGGTTTAGAGCGGATTCCAGGCGGCGACGTAGTCTTAGGCTTAAGCAAGATTCAGTTTGGAAACTTTTCAAACACAAATGTGCTCAGTAAACGCAAGTGGCAGCTTGAACGCAAATTCGGCAAACCAGTGGACAGGCTGCTGGCTGACAAAATCGGGAAAGGCGAAAGCGTCAACAAAATCTGTCGCGACTTGGGCATAAGCACCCAGACCTATTACGCTTGGGTTGAAGAATATAGCCTGAAATGACGCTTTCGAATCATTTTGGTTCGCTGAAATAATATAGTCGCTGACAATCTGGTTTTTGTTGAGGTGAAAAAGAAAAATGGCTAAAACAAGCTTCATGTCTAGGCTAACCCTGGGCATTATTGTTGCCTTAATCCTCTTCGGCGTCACATTCACATTTACGACTGGCTTGACAACCGCTGTCAATGGAATCGCAACTTTCTACGGTGCTCCGGCGCCGTTTCCGCAGCCTTTCTGGGAACTTCTGCTCAGCTTCGCAGTTGCCTTCATACCGATAAGCATCGTTGTGTGGGATCATCAGGAAGCTACAGCAAGCGAATCGTAAGCAAGTGCGAGTTCGCAGTTTTTAGGGCGGTGCCACTATGCGAAAATACGGTTTGAACAGTCTTGAAGTTGACAAGCTAGAAGTTAGCGAAGACTATCAGACACTTACCGTGCCCGCTGTAATCACCCGAGAAGGCGTTTACGACTATGACGGCATGGTTGTCTACGAGCCGGCAGAAGAAGTTGAGAAAGCAGCTTTCACAGCTGAAAACGCTTGGATTGTCGAAGACCATCCGCCAGAAATAATTTTGTCCAGCCCAAGGCTAATCCGTGGCACTGTCCGCAACCCCAAGTTTGAAAAGGATCGAATAAAAGCTGACCTAGTGTTTTTCAAAGACCGTTGCAGCCCAAAATACTTGGCTGATATAAAAAGTGGTAAGGCTCGAAGCGTCAGCATAGGCTTCTTCTGGGAATGTGTACCAGAGCCTGGTGAGTGGAGGGGCAAACAATACGAGTATGTTAAACGTGACATTCTCATCGATCATGTGGCTGTTGGAGACTGGCAGGGAAGATGTAGTTATCCAGCATGTGGAATAGGCGTGGACACGCTTAAAGGCGCAGACCCCTACCCGAATGAGCACAGCTGCAGGCTCAGAGATCCAGAGACGCTTGACATAGTGGGCTCTGGCACACGTGAGCATGACGGCAAGACTTACCGCGTGATTTATGGAAAGCCGAAGGGCGAGAAGGATGCTGGTTCAATGGAGCAGGCTTACCGCTATCCTATCGAAACTTGGACTGAAGACCAAGCCCGCAAGCACTGTCAAGAGCATGACGGAAGTTTTGAACCCGCAACAAAGGAGAAGGAAGTTGATAAAGTGGAGAAAAATCAAGGTGAAGAGGAAGAGGGCGAAAGAGAAAAGCTGCGCAAAGCTGCAGAAGAACGAGAGAGGAAATACGACATTAAATTCCGTGAGGGCGAAGGACATTTAACTCCGCCTGAAGGCTACCCAGCAAGCGAAGACGACTATGGGGACCCTGTGAATTACAAGTATCCGCTTGTGCCAGAGGACCGTTGCAGCAACGCTCTAGCCAGGTGGAGCGCTTTCCGAGAAGAATATGAGCAAAGCGAACGGAACATTATTTACGAACGCATTGTGCGACGTGCACTGCAGTATGGCATAACCGTAAACTATGACCCACAATTGCCCGAAGCTAGAGCTCTGCCTGCGAGCGTGAAGGAAAAACTTCAAGGCTTTGAGGCTACGGACTCAATAATTGCCAGAGTGAGGGCTTTGGTCGCTCAGCTAAGCGTGGCTTGAAGGGGCTTAAGTGCTTAAGGGGCTTCTGAAGATTCTAATGGTGCGGGGGGTGGGATTTGAACCCACGAACTCTATGGGACAATGTCCTAAGCCTTGCACCTTTGACCAAAACCGCACCGTTCTACTTTAGTGAAATATTTCTCCGTCAAGATTCTACTTCGGTGAAATGTAAAGTCCATGCAGATTCTACTTCGGTGAAATCCACTGAAATAATATCGCCTATTGCAGGCTTGTTTTTAGGATGAAAAATGTCTCAACAAAAACAAGAAGAAAACGTTGAGGCTTTCAAGGCTAAAATCGCAGACCTAGAGAACCGCATTGTTGAATTGGACACTGAAAACCAGAAACTACGCCAGACCATCGACGAAGCAAGCAAAACATTGAAGGTTTACGTTGATCGCGAGAAAGAAGTCACAATCAAAGTCATCATGGAGAAGGCGAACTGGAGCAGAGACGAGCTTGACAAGATGGAGCTTCCTCAGTTGAAACTCGTTGAGAAAGCCGTGGACAGCGCAAAAGGCACCGTGAAGAACATCCACAGCGCCGGGGCAACGACTAGCGAAGACGAGCAGAAGCTGACGGTTGGCTGCCTTTACCACAAGGAGAGTGAGTAAGCATGCCATTCGTTAAGCCAACTAACAAAATTTTGGTCGGTGGAGCGCCTCTTGTTGAAGAGCTCGTTACCGAAGGCACTTCGGTGAAGCCTGGGCTGTTCGTTATCAAGGGAACTGGTGATCATCAAGTTGGGCTTGCTGGAGACGGAGCTAAAAACGTGCTGGGCATCGTTGATTCCGACCCCCGATACAAACTTGCAGATGCTTTTCCAGACAAACATCCAGTGCGGGTTATGAAGGGCCCCGTTGTCGTTGTGGCAACACTACTAGCCGGAAACAACGTGGCTAAGGGAGAGGCTTTAGTGTGTGCTGCAAACGGTAAATTGAAGGCTGCGGCTGCTATAGCGGTTCAGGTTCCTTCTGGAAGCACAACTGTCACATCTAATGCTGCTCAGCCGGACTTACTGGAGATTGGAAGCATCCCGCCCTACGGCGTGATCGTGGGCTTTGCAGAGGAATCGGTTGACGCTTCAGCCGCCGACAAGTCGATTATGGTGAGGCTGGTGATTTAGAGATGGATCCTTTGCAGCTTGTTGGAAGAGCTCAGGCGCCGCTTGTTGAGGAGCAGTGGAAGCAGCTTGACGAGGCCGTGGTGAAGGCTGCGAGACGCGTCTTGGTGGGCAGGAAAGTGCTGCCGGTCTACAATCTGGCGGATGTGGGCGTCATGCAGGTCCAGTGGGACGAGCTGACCGAGATGAGCCCAGCGTTGATAAGCATGTACGGCGAGACTCCGGCTGAAGATATCATTGCTTACACGCGGAAAAGCCTCGTATTGCCAATACTTCATAAAGACTTCAGGATTCACTGGCGAGACATCGTTGCGAGCCAGAGGAAAGGCGTTGCCTTGGACACGGCGAACGCTGAAAGCGCGGCATTGGTTGTGGCGCAGCTGGAAGACGAGCTTATCCTGTCAGGCGAGGTGGCGGGCAGCCCGAAGCTGGGAATACAGGGCCTAGCCACAGCCACTGGAAGAAACACCGAGGCAAGCACCGGCGCCTGGGCAACCAGCCCCAACGCCGTGAACACCGTCAAAAACGCCATGGAGGAGCTCATAGCCGACAACTTCTACGGACCATACGACCTGATACTCCAGCCTTCAGCCTTCCTAGCCGCCCACACCTTCATCGGCAACACGGCAGTCATGCAAATCGACAAGATCAAAGAGCTGATAGCAGGCAAAGTCTATGTTACGCCTGCGTTGAAGGCGGCGGACGGCGGAGCAGACAGCGCCATCCTCATGGAGTCAGGCGCCGAAAACGCAGACCTATGCGTGGCACAGGACTTGAAAACTTTCTACATTCAGCTGAGGGACATGAACCACTTCTTCAAAGTATACGAGGCCGTCGTCCCCAGAATCAAGCGCCCCCAAGCCATCTGCGAAATAACCGACATCACGTAAACGCCCTAAAAGCCTGAAAAAGCCTCATTTCCCCTTTTTCTTTGATTTATACTTCAAATATTGTTTATTAAGTTAAAAAAGATTCTTTTAACAATGATAAAGCATGATTCTCACTGTCGAGCAGAAAATTTTGGTTACACTGCTTGAGCGGGAGCCCCTGCAGAATAATCAGATTGCTAGGCGTATCGGGATTACGCAGGAACATTGTTGCAGAGTAATTCGTTTTCTGGCTGAAGAAGGCTTGGTAGCAAGCGAGTTTCACGCGCCCAGGCGAGTAAATAGGCTTTCGCCGGCTGGACGAAAAATCGCAGAACACATTCAGGAAATAAAGAACATGTCAGCTAATCTCATCCGAAAGTGAACGCTGGTTCTTTTCTTGGTGGTTCTCTTGCTGACATGACTACTAAGGCGAGGCTCCACAGCATGTCGTCGTGGCTGTTTGCTGGATGACTAAACTGCAAGTGTCCGCTTTTGCTATACGCGTATTGCTGCTCGTTGATTTGTTGGCAAAGCTGCTTATGATATGGTATCGCCAAACGGTTCTGCTCCATAATTATTTTTAGGCTTGAAAGCAACTCCTCTTTGGTTTCAACAGTGAATTTTACTCCTTCCACGCAGCTGATGCCTTGAGCCTTAATTTCTTCTAAGACTGGCTCGCCCACGCCTGTTTGGTCCACGAGCATTTTGCGAAACTGGAATTTCTGGTTAGCTCGAACCAAGTGTCCTATAACTTGGCTGTATGGGGTTTCAAGGGGAAACTGATGCATGTAAACAAGCTTTAAGATGTCACCTTCACGTTTCAAAACCGTGAGCACGGAGTAATCAGCAAGCTTGCCGAAATCAACTCCAGCATAGTAGTCTCCGCTTGGAAAAACTGCTTCAAGGCTTCCATAAAGCTCAACACCCAATTTCTGCGCTAACTCAACACATTTACGTATCAGTTCCTGCGGGAAATAGCTGTTTAATGCTTCAACAAACTCAGCTTCATACTCCATCAAGTAGGCTTCGCGAGTCATGTTCTGCTTCATTTCATCGAGAAACTCTTTTGTTACTAGTGGGCACTGCTCAGACTTTACTTTATGTACCTTGTAGTTTGGGTTAACGAAGGCTCTATAGAAAAAGTGGTTTTTATCCCAAGGCGTGCTTAGAAAAATTGCATAACCCTGCGTTGTGGTTAGCATTGGGAAAAGAACTTGTGTAATAACTTCTTCAGGGATCCAGCTTGCCTCATCGCAGATCACCATGTTTGCAGTATACCCACGGAGAAGATGTTCAGAGCATGGTAGGGCGATTATGCGGCTTCCATTATCAAAATGGATTAGCGTTCTCGTAGCTCTAACAACCTTGTTTCTTAAGCGGGCTGAGGAATAGACAAACGTGGCTATGCGGTCAAACATTATCATGCTTTGCCTCAGGCTTGGAGCAGTTATCAGCACGGTTACATTTGGGTTTGTGTATGTGAAAAATATGGCTTTCATGGCTATGGTTGTTGTTTTGCCCGTTTGCCTTCCCATACATGCAACAATACGTTTTTTATTATCCTCGAGCAGCTTAGCCTGATATGGGAAAGGTTTGATACCCAAAATTTTCTCTGCGAAATCCACAGGCCCCTTTATTTCAACCTCTTCTTGCCTTAATATGTCTCTGGCTTCTTCTTCAAGGTCTTCAAACCGTGATCTTACTTCTTTGCTCTTTAATCTCCGCCAAAAGCTTCTCAAGGCTTTCCACACGGGCTTCCAAATCCTCCAGTTTTTCATACTCACGGAAAAGCTCACGATACTTCCAAGCCGCTTGGAAAATTATGCGAAAACGCTCCAGATCCGCCTTGTCATACTCTTTCAAGTCGCAGATTTTATTAAAAGCATCAACGTAGCGAGCAACTATTGTTTCTAACCCTACAATTTCAGCCTCTCTGATTTGAGTACCAAATGATTTTTTCTTTTGGTTCTCAAAAGTAATCCTCGAAACGGCGTTTTCAATTGCTCTATGCGTTCTTCCTGGAAGCTTGCCAGATTGTATTATCTCCTCAACCGTCTTACCATCCTTAACCATTTCCATTAAAAGCTTGATTTCCTCATCAGTCCAACGCTTACCTTTTGCCATGTGCTCATGCCCTCTGCGTTAAGAATATGCCTGTAATATTGCCTATCAAAAGGGAAATGGCACTAAAGATTTCAGGGTTCCATTTTCCCAAAACGATTAAATGCACGGCTTCCAGCGCCGTTAGACACGCAACCATGCCTAAGCTGAAATAAACAGCGTAAAGAAGCCTCTGGCTTGGCGGAACCTCAACTTGTCTTCCTTTTCTTGCGGGAATGGTTTTCGTTAAAGCTTTGCGGATGGGGTTTTTCATTGTTCATTCCCGAAAATTGTTATCCTCCGCATTAGGCGTCTCGCCCTGCCGTGTATGAAGGCTTGCTGGCAAACGTGCACATTTTCAGCGTTCATGAGTTTAGGCTTCAACACATTGATGTTTTCAACAGTGCCCACCGGGATTATTGTGCAGTCTATCTGTCCATAACCCTGTGCGAAAAGCCACTGGCTGGCAACAAGCACTATGTGCTTTGCGATTTTTCCGAAGGCTCCTATGTAAACGCCGTAGCTTGTAACAGGCAAGTCAATTTCTGCCCCGGCAGCTCCAGTTTCACGCATCTCCTCAACGGTTTCCACTTTCCCCCTTGAAGCATCAAGCCATGTGACCTCCACCAAGTCGCCTGACTGCAATTCGCTTAGTTGTTTAAGCACCTTCTTGCTCATGCCTTATAACCTGACTAAGAAATATGACGAAAACTGAGCTTTTTAAGTAAATCTGAACATCTTCTTTAATTAAACTCGATTTTAATTAATATTTTGTTTCAGATTTGTTTTTTAAGCTCTTTTGAAGCTTGTTTCTCATGGATTGGGAATGGTTTCAGTTACTGCTGACCAGGTTCGCAAGCGGTTAGGCTTAACGGTGGCAGACATCAGCGATGAGGATGTCTTAGCGTTTAGAGAAGAGGCTGTTGCCTTCCTAAGCGAGGAAATTGCCAAGACACTTAACGCTACAAACTGCACAGAAGCTGAAGCTAACGCAATTCGCAACCTGACAGCAATTTATTGCTATTGTAAAGTCAGCGGCGGATCTGCTGTTGGATTAGACTTCAGCGTAGGCGACTTGCGTGTTTCGCCAGATGCTGGAAAACAGCTTGAGTTTTTGAAAGAGCAGGTTGAGCGGTTCATAGCTCGAGAGAAGCGGTTTGGCATAAGCCTTCTGGAGGGACCCTGATGGGCGTTGTGCCTGAAGCTTATTATCAATTCATGATGCATTATGCTCCTTACTTTTACGTTATTCCCACAAAACTGAGTCAAGATGCCTCTTCAGGCCAGAAAAACATCACCGTTGCGGATGGCACAAAGTTTCAAGCTGACTTTCCAGTTGAAATCGAAGATGATGCCCACGCTGAGTGGAATGAGGTTGGCAGCGTGGCGGGTAACGTTCTTACAATGAAAAATAATTTGGCTTATACTTATTACGTTGCTAAAAACGGTAAAGTCGAAGGGCCGGACCCGAGTTTTATGCGTGGCGCTTTCCCAGCAGCCTTTGCCATAGAATTTCTTTACGAGGCTCACTCGGCTCCTCAATTCGAAGCTAAACAAGTCGAGATTCTTGCGAAGATCGTTAGTCTTGCGGATTGGCTTTTGACACAGCAATGTACGGATCCTGCTAAGAAGGCCTATGGCGGGTTCAAATCCAGCGAATCAAGCACTCAGTACTGGAGCATTGATGCAGGTAGGGTTATTCCCGCATTGCTGAAGGCTTACGCCTTAACCAGCACAGTCGGATATCTGAATGCTGCCAAACTTGCGGGGTACACTTTTCTCTACACGATGCAACATGAACCAAGCAGTCTGGGCGTTCACGACAAATACTATGGCGGATTCGCAAGATACGTCACTATAGACAACGCTTGGTCCCAGCTCATGATTGTTGAGGACCTTTACGATTTTATCGGTTTGAAAATATTGGCTGAAACCTATGACACAGCAAACAAAACTCGGTATGAAACCATGATAAGTGACGCAGTCGCTTTTCTGCGTGAAGGTTTCGAGCAGCTTTACTTGTGGTTTGACCCTAAGCCTTCTGGAGACGGTAAATGGCATCGTGTAGGCATCAACGAAACTGAAGTTTATGACGATCCAATGAGCTTCGCACTACTTGGGCTTTATACCTATGAAGGCTGGAGCTTAACATGTCAAAGAGTTTACAACTTCATCCAGACGATTAGAGCCTCAGCACAGTATCCAGCTTATCACCCAGCCATTTGCTGGCCAGGCTACATAGATGTTGTTGCAAAGTTTCCAGCATGCCCATATTATGACGCTGTCACAAGCGGAATCCTGTGGCAGATCCGTCATGTACATGACAAGCCAAGCCTCGCCTTCAGCATGCAAGTTATCGCGAAATATCAAAAAGAGTTCATGTATTGGGGCCCATTATTCACGGATTACAGCCCCGTAACCGAGCAGAAGGCTATGACTAATGTTAGCTGGCTTGCACGACTATTCCTCAATTACCAGGAACCGCTTACCTCTTTCACACGCATTTTGAGGAGTAAAGGCGAGAATGTGCTGCTTTATATGATAAGGCAAGCTGCTGAGAAGGTTACCTACAGCGAGCCCTTAGATGTCAAAGCAATCGTTTCGCCCACAAGGGTTGAAGAGATTTTCATTGAGCCAGGCTACATGGTTAACGATCATATCACGATTTACACTTTCGCACCGGTAAGGCAACATGACAAGATACGCTGCAAAGGCGAAGACTACGAGGTTTTAGGCGTTCAAGCCTTCGACTTCGCTGGCGAAACAGCCTATTTCAAAGCATCTTGTAGGAGGCTGATTGGACAATGAGCGAATACGAAGACTCAGTAACAACCACAGTTAGGCTTCTGCAAAAGAACACGAGAGTTGTGAAGGATGATAACTCTATCGCAAGCATTTACGTGAGCAAGGAATGGTATGACCGTGAGCTTTTCAAAAATTATGATGGGCAAATCACGGTTGGGCTTGCGGAAAGCAGAGACACGAAAATCGAGATGTCTGGCAGAATAAGAAAGCGTTTGGGTTCTCTGCGGGTTAATGTTTGGGCAACCGACCGCCCAGCGACAAGCGACCCTGGTAGGCTTATGCGTCAAAAGATGGTTGAAGAGGTTAACCGCATTGTTAGGCAGAACCGGAACAGGCCAAACATAACAGAATATAATTTCGCTGGTTTGGGATACCCGTCTGGCGACCCGCATAAAGCTTTTCAAACAGGCTCTGCAAATGAGCTTGCTCCTGGACACGCAAGCTGGAACGAGCTTACAAGCACAGAGTATCAAAAAATCTGGTATACTGATGATAATCGCTATTCTAAAAGTCATAGTGTTAATGGCGAATATGCCATGATGCTTTTCCGCTTCAAAGTTGAAAGCAGAGAGAAGACTGTTAAAAAAATTGTTTTGGCGTTTGAGGGTTATGGCACTTCCCCCGGGGGAAATGGAATCACAATAAAGGTTTGGAATCGCGTGGCTGCTGCTTGGCAAAACGCTCAGGTTGGAACTGGTGGGGCAGACGAAACAATCACTATCACGTTAACATCATCCCTTACCGATTACATCGATGACAACGGGTATGTTTGGCTTCTTGCGAGAACAACAAACGCAAGCGATGGAACCACAGCAGCCATAATAAATTGTGATTATGTGAGCTGCACAGTCACGGTTAACGGAATTACCTACTTGGATGTGGTTAGTTTTCGGGACGTTGACCGTGTGGATGTTAAACCCTTCATTTTCCGCACGGAGTTTCAGCTGAAATCATGGTCCTTCGAGGACGTTGGAGGAGCATTCTAAAAAGGAGAGTGAGAAAAGAAAATGGTTGACACGTATGGAGCGCATGAAAGCCGCGTATACTTCGTAGCTGAAAGCGTCTATGGACAGACGCCAACGAATCCTTCGATGGTTGGCATAAACACTGAAGGCGTAGAGCCGGGATTGGACCCGGGCTTAATAAAGGTTAGAGGCGTGGGGTCAAGGGATTTGCAGAGCTTGACGAAGGGTTTGCGGAAGGTGCATTTGAAGGTTCCGAGCGTTTTGACAAGCGAGTCGCCCATCGCTTTCATTCAGCATGTGCAGACGCTTAGCCCGTTAAGCATTCAGGTGCTGTATTACAAAGGCTTGTTCAGTAGCCCCTCAGACGTGATTAGCTTCCTCTACAAGGGCTGCAGAATCAACAAGCTTGACGTTGAGTGCAGTGTTGAAGACGTCATGAGGGCTTCTGTGGAGCTTATTGGGCAAGACGTTGCGGTTGGCACGGCCAAAATTGCCGGAGCCTCATATGGCGACTATGGTGGAGCAGTTCCTTACAGTGCAAGCTATGTTATGCGTGGATTAGCAGACGGTTCAGGCTTAGCTGCCGTAGAACGCATAACAGACTGGAAATTCATCATTGAAAACAACTTGAAGCCTGTGACAGTCATCAAAACCACAGACGCCCACTTGATAAAGTATCTGCCGGCTCGCCATAGGAATCTAAGCGGTGAATTAACATTCGAGTTTGAAGATAAAACGGAGTTTGACGATGTCATCAACGATGCTGAGTTCAGCTTAAAATTCGGGTTAGGCGCGACATATAGCGCCTTGTTCAAGTATTGCAAGTGGGAAGACGTGGCCACGCCAACCCGCATCGAAGACCTTGTGAGTTTGAAGGCGAAGTTTGTTGCGAGGGACGTTTTGATAAGCTGAGGCGGTTGAAAATGGCTGTGGAAGTTGACGTTTTACAATATTTCGGTGCTGAGGCAGAGTTGAAAAAGAAGTGGATGAGGATGTGGGAGAGTCTTGGAAAGCGAATACTTAGGATGCCTAAGTGGATGCAAGACATAGTGCTTGAAGACATAAACACAGCCATCAGAAACCGATTAGCTGTTATGGAGATGATTCAAAATGCGAACAGAAACCATTGAAATCGATGAAAGGTTTGGCAAGGAGTATGCTGGACGCTACGTTTTTCAAGGGATGTCGTGGGCTAAACGCAGCCGAATAATCCAGAAAAACACTAAATACAGCCAGCAGACGGGGCAAATCATAGCAAGCGATTACGTGGCTATTCAGGCAGAAACAATAATGGCAAGTCTGAAAGAGCAACCAGAACACAAACCCATAACCCTTGAGAAGCTGCTTAACGAAGAAAATGGCGTTCCAATAGGGTTAGGAGAGTTCTTCAGCCAAATAGCCAACAGGCTTAACAGCCTCAGCGTTGAAGAAACACGTTTTTTGTCAGAGCAATCCGCAGACAAACACCACACCCGAGAGTCACGGAGTATAGGCTCTGCAAAGAGTTCGGTTGGACACCCAAGCAACTCGAGAGGCAGCCAGCGAAAACCATCCAAGAGTTCATCGTGATTCTGAACGAGGTGGACAGGCAAACGCAAGAGGAGCTGGATAAAGCCAAGCGGGAGGCAAAGCTGCGATGAGTATTGAGATAACGTGTGACGTTAAGGGCATAGAAAAGTTTCAAGAGGCTATGAGACAGTTTGATAGCGGAATGCAGAGGCATGTGCATAGGCTTTTGGCAAGTTGGGCTGCTGACGTTAAAGCCTTAGCCAAACAGCTTGTTCCAGTAAGAACAGGCCATCTGAGAAGCTCTATCTACGCTAAGATTAGCGAGTGGGTTGCTGAGATAGGCGCTGAAGCCACTTACGCTTTATTCGTGGAGTTAGGCACAAGGCGGATGCAAGCTCGTCCATATCTGTATCCAGCGATTAGAGAGTATCTTCCACAGCTCGAGCAGATAATCAGAGAAGCCATTGAAGCTGCTAAGGCGGAGGCTGGTTTTAAGTGAGCTTCAACGAGTTAGCCATAGTTATTGCTGCTGAAAACTTGGCAAGTAGCGAGTTTGCCAGAGTAGGCTCAGACGCTTCTGCAATGGCGACAAGAGTTCAATCTTCAGCGAGTGTTATGGGAGCGGAGTTTAACAAGACAGGCGTCGAAGCCTCGGTTATGGGAGAAAACGTTAGAGCTTCAGCTTCTGGCTTTGAAGAACTTAAAACAAGAGCTGAATCCACAACCGTAAGCCTAAGAACAGTGGGTATGGCGTTTACAAGCTTTGTTAGCATGGGTTCTGCTGTCATAAGCCTCGCCGGAGATTTGGGCATAGTTGACAAGGAGTCTGCTAAGTGGGCAAGAACAATACTTGCTGTCATAACGCTTGTTTCTGCATGGATTCGCCTGAAGAGTTATCTAACGGTTGTTACAACGGGACACACGGCATCCATAGCCCTAAACACGACAACACAGTCAGCAAACGCAGGCGCAAGTATAGCATCAGCCGTAGCCTACAAAATCAAAGCAGCTGCCACTTGGATTTGTGTCTCGGCTCAAAACGCCTTAAATATTTCCCATGCCACCTTCCTCGCTCTCACCGGGGTAGGAATCGGAATCATAATCGCAGCAGCTGCAGCCATGGCTTATTTCGCCAGTCAAATGAATGCTGCGACTTCCAGTGTTCAAAGTTTCAATGAGGCTGCTGCGGAAACGCCTTCTCGTGGTCGTAGTATAGTCCGTGCTGGAGAAGAGGAAATGTATCGCCGAGGGGTTGAATAGCTTTGAGTGTTGAAATTCCCAAGTGTGCCATTGCATTTGGCGCTATTGGCGTTCCTCAAGGAGACATCATTGACTTACGTGTGCATCTCGGCTGCACAAAAGAAGTAGGGTCTTTCGAGTGTTTGCTTCAGAATTGGGATAAGAAGTATAGTCCAGGCGGTTCTTATCCGATTAGTGTTGGCTTGGATGGGCACATAGACATTGGAAGAGGCTCTAATGTTCCGCAGATTATTACTTGCCGTGTTGAAAGCGTTAAATGCGAATCCACGCCTACTGAGAATTATATTCGTGTTAGCGGGCGTTGCTGGGGAGAACGCTTCTTCAGAAGAGTGGTAACTAAGACTTATGAAAACAAGAAGGGCGAGGAAATAGTCAAGGATCTCGTTGATTATTATGTGGGTTTAAGCCATGTTAGAGATTCAACAGAGCTTATAGAAAACACGGACACAACTTACACTAAGCTGGAATATGATAAGGCTCCTGTTTTCGACATTCTCAAATACATTGCTGAATCAGCCGACAAAGCTGGCGTCATCGGCTACGATTTTCGTGTAGCTCCAGACGGCAAGTTTGAGTTTTTCCCAAAGAACAGCAAGACATCGCCTGTAAGCCTTTCAGAAAAAATCGAGGTTAGTGAATATCGTAAGGACATCCATCGCATTCGCAACAGAATTGAGGTTTATGGCAGCCAGGACAAGCCTTTTCCGGTTGATGTGGATGGGCAGCCTTGGAGCGACACGCTTACTGAAGATTTGACGGAAGATGCCGAAGGCAATTTGGTGCATGCGGTTTATGGCATGTGGAAGCCTTTAACAGCTTTCTTAGACCTAAGCCTTGACACCACAATAAAGTATGCAGGAGCCAAAAGCGTTAAGGCCCACGCTCCAAACTACACCTATTATGCAGCAGTTGGCTGGGAGTTTAACGCTGGTAAAGAGATAAGCGCAGACGAATATCCGCAGATGATGTTTGCAATTCGCGTAGATGAAAGGCATGAACAAATCGGTTGGCTGCAGATTGAGGACATTAACGGCAGAACAGCAAGCAAAACGTTTTCGTTGACTAAATATAATCAATGGGAGAAAATTATCCTCAATTGGGGCAGCAGAAACGCTGAGCAATGGGACGTTTATTATGCAGATTTTGACTGGACAAAAATCAAGAGGATAAACATATGTGTGGATCAGAAATACTTTTCAGCAGGCGACATTTGGATTGACCAGTTCCACTTCGGTTATGGACGTTGGAAAAGCTTTGCAGAGGATGGTGCAAGCCAGTCAGCCTACGGTCTGCGTGAGCTTGTCGAAGTTGATGAGGAGCTTGTAAGCGACAAAGCCTGCGAGCTAAGAGCCAAAGCCCTGCTGGACTATTTCAAAAGCCCAGCGGAATACATCACGGTTAGAAGTACAGTAATTGATTATGGAAGTACTCTCCTTCTGGCTGGCGATAAAATCCATGTCACATTACCCAATGAAAATGTTGACTCCGACTTTAGGGTTGAAAGCGTTGACTACCGAGTGGATGCAAAAACTCAGACTTTAGAAATAACGCTTGAGCTTGGGAAGGCTCCGCCGTTGCTTGCTGATTACCTTTATGGTTCTCGAACCATGACTGTAACGGTTGAAAAGCTTGCCCGCACAAAGCTTGGAAGGTTTAAGCTTCCAACAGCCATGGGCGAAGGCGTAGGCATGCACCATGTTGGGCATGAAGCAGGAAGTGAAGATGGCGTCCAATGGCCTAACCAAAACGCTGGCGGCTGGGACAAGATCACAGGCTGGATTTGCCCGAAATACATTGGTCTTTACAGCGATACAGCAGACATAATGCGGTTCCGAACGAAGAACAAGGCTGGCTCATCAGTCTTAGATCATCAGTTTCAGCCAAGCGACGACGCACATGGCATTTTCGGAGCGGAAAACGCTAAATGGAAAGAGGTTCACACGCTTTATCTGCTACTGTATACTGATGGATTTATGCGTATTAAAACCGTTGGAGAGGCAAATCCAAAAGCGCAGTTAAGCCAAGACATGCTTCAATTCGGTCCAGGTGGAGACGTTGCCCTGGACACGTGGCTTAAACGTGTGGGAGCGGGACAGCTTGAAATTTGTTATGATTTACTGCCCACAGCTGACCAGAGCGGCTACATAGGTTCAGCAACGAAGCGTTTTGCAAAAATCTATGCCGTGGAAGTAGCAATAAGCAATATGCTCTTTAATTTTCATGTTATCCCAGATGCAGATGCAACTTACGATTTGGGTTCAGGCCTCAAAAAATGGAAAGATCTGTACCTGAGCGGGGCAATCAAAGCCTTAGACGCTGGCGTAGCTGTTCATCTTTTGCCAAACGCAACTGCAACTTATGATTTAGGTAGCGCCACGAAGAAATGGAGTAACTTGTATGTTAATGGCGTCGGCGACCTTGGCTGGCTTAATGTCGGCGGCTTTACGGTTATAACTTCAGCTCGTGTTTTGCAGAATGTTACAGCAGCAGCCGGCATAATCGCAAGCGGACGCTTTCCGTTGGCAAGACTTCCAGAGGGCACAGCGGGCTATGTTCTTGAGGCTGAAGGCGCAGGCTTCGACCCCATGTATGTTAATCCGAATTATCGTTACGAGCCTAAAAGTCACCCTCATTCTCAACACACAAATATTGGCCCGGATGACCATCACGCGAGAGACCACAACCACGCGGGGGAAAATCTAAGCCCAAATCAGGTAAGCTGCAATACGATGAGCATAGCTGTGAGCTGCAATAGGCAGTATACGCATCCGAGCAGTCAACAGTGTGTTTATGCGTCAAGCGTCGCATGGGAGAATTGTCCACGTTTCTATTGTGTAAACTATCAGAGTGGAGACGTACTTTTCCAAAATAATTTTCGCATAACAGAATCAGAAAAGCTCGGTTTCAAAAAGGGATTGGCGTTTCTAAATCCGAAAGGCAAGGTGCTGATGATGTTGGATGGGGAAGGCAACTTGCATGTGGCTGGCAAAGTTAAGGAAGGCTTACCCAGAAAAGCCAAGGCGGGTGTGGCAGCCTAATGAGCCTCGGCAGGGCTAAATTGAAAAGGCTCAGGGAGAAGCTGAAGCGAAAACAAGTTGAAGGTGTAACACGATAAGAAGACGAGAGTTTTTCCGCATAACCCAATACGCAAGAAAATTTGACCGCTCGACTGGTAAGTTCCTAATCAACATAGCCTATGAGACTGCGGCTCCAAAACCAAGCGACCGTGTTGTGGCTGTAGCTGAAGGCTTCGGCTTAGGCCTTGACCAGTGGGAGAAGTTCGTGGTTTACGATAATGTTGAGTTGAAGATAGGGCCAACGGACATCACACTCATAACAGGCGATTCAGGCTCAGGCAAAAGTGTTCTACTCAAAGCCTTAGAGAAGGACATCAAACAAGACTTGGGCTTAAGCTACATTAACATTAATGATATTTTACCAATCATTGGTAAACCACTAATCGAAACAGTCGGCGAAACCCTTGAGGAAGGCTTGGAGCTTCTGAGCAAAGTAGGCTTAAACGATGCTTTCCTTTTCCTTCGCAGTTATGAGCAGCTGAGCGACGGACAAAAATACCGTTATAAAATAGCGAAAATGATGGAGAGTAAGGCTCAGTTTTGGGTTATGGACGAGTTTGCAGCGACCCTTGATCGGGACACAGCAAAAATAGTGGCTTACAATCTTCAGAAGCTTGCACGTCAACAAGGCAAAGCGGTTCTTGCAGCGACAACACACACAGACTTGTTTGAGGATCTAAACCCGAGCGTCCACATCCACAAACGCTTCGGAAAAGAAATAACCGTTAACTATTATCCAAACGAGTCTGCTAAGGAATGCAGTCTTATCAAGGAAATGCTGACCCTTGAAGGGTCAACGGAGGATTGGCGTAAGCTTGCGGGCTTCCATTACCGCAGCCACAAAATAGTTGGTCCTCGCAAAATCTTCTGTTTGAAACGTGACCAGGAATTATGTGGAGTAATTGTTTATTGTTATCCGCCACCCACATGTTTCGGAAGAAGGCTTGTTTTGCCAAAAATGACTATGAAAGAGCTAAACGAGAAGCTGAGCATCATAACTCGTATTGTTGTGCATCCAAAATACCGCACCATAGGCTTAGGCGTTAAGCTTGTAAAGGAAACTTTGGCTAAGGCTGGAACGCCTTACGTGGAAATGCCAGCAGTCATGGCCAAATACAATCCGTTCGGAGAGAAAGCTGAAATGAGGAAAATAGCTGAGCAGCCACCGCCTAAAGAAGCCTTAAAGATTGCGGAAACCCTCCAGCATCTCGGCTTTAACATTCAACTGCTCGGAAGCGAGAAATACGTTTTGAATAAGCTCCAAACCCTAAACGATGAAGATTTAGAAAAGTTAAGAGAAGCATTCATTAAACATTGTCATGCACGCTTTATGAAATACTTTTTCTGCCACATTCCCTTCGGAAAGAAGAAAGCCTACGTTGAAGAGATAAATAAAGCAAGCCTTGAAAGGCTTGCACGTCTAATCAAAGTTTGCGGTTTTCTATTGCAGAGTAAAATTTACTTGTTTTGGTCATGCTACTTTCATGCTGAAAAGTGAAAAGTAAACTCGAAAGTTCTAAAAGTTCACATGGAAAATTCGCTTTGCTGCATGGAAACGTGAAATCCGCCGTTTTCTAAGCTTTAATTTTAGCTTGGAAGCGATTCTAAGTCAATTATAGAAAATTAGCCAAAGTTTATGGCGAGGATGAATGAAATGCCAAGCGAAAAAGAAATTAAAGATTTGCTGGACTTAAATAAAAAGTTGAATAGAGTAAAAAACCAAATTAAGAGAGCTAAACTTTACGCCTTCAAACTTTCCCTAGACAACGACAATGATGGCAACTACAACCCATACTACAACGAAATAAACGAACTTCAACTTCAAGAAATCCACATACTCCAAGAAATCCAACAAATTAAATGCGAAATCCAAGCTCAATTTGACCCTACTCTTTTTCTCCTTTAACCTTTCAAGGAGGCTTTTAGATGCCAAACGAAGTCTTAATGAAGTATTGCCCAATTTGTAAGCGGTATTTTCCAGTCAAAGTTTACGACAAGCACATGGCAAAACACAACATTCCAACAAGTCTAGTTACGGGTGATAAAAATGAAAGTGGAAAATAAAACGACCCTTCCTTTACAGCTTGACGACTTACTAAGCAAGCAGAGCTGGGAAGTCGAGTATGGAAGCCTCAACCTGCCAATAAAACCTATGCAGCCATTAGAAGACTGGAAACTCGAAGTTAGATGGCTAAACGGCAAACATCCATTCCACGGAAAATGCCAGCCCTCTCAAAAGCTGATTACAATAGCCATCAACAAAAAAATCACTTACCCGTTTACAGCGAAATTTGCAGTCGGAACAAAGCAGATTTTCCACCCGTTCCACGGCTACGAATATGTCATGGAAACAGTCGCCTTCAACAGCCCAAACGAGCTCATCCGCTTCATTTTCTTGCACGAGTTCAGCCACTTATTAGACTATTACCGTGGACTTAACATGCATAGAAAACAGACAAGGGCAAACCGCTTCGCCCTAAAACACTTCAAAAGGTGAAAGCAATGCCCAAGTATTTAGTGGAAATAATCCTCGTAGTCAACGCCAAAAACTTAGACGAAGCCCGAAAAATCGCAGAATACATCATAGACATTCCCATTCCAGACAGCAAAATCGAAAATGCAATAGAAACTTTGAGGTGTGAAGAAATTGTCGAAATCAGAACCTAAGATCTGCCCAAACTGTCCCCTCATTTCTTTTCTGCCGATAATCATGGCTTCAAGAGCCTACTACACCCGACAGAAAGAGCCCTTTACCTCGCATAAAATCTGTCAAATGCTCCGAGCCTTCGCAAAACAACACCAGCTAACATCAGACGCTTGCCCCTATTTTTCTGAAAAAGAAACGATGGAGCGTTATCTACGTGCCGAAGCAGAGGCAACCTGGTAAATTTTGGCCTCAAGTGAGAGCCATGATCTGGGAGAAAGCGCAGCAGCTCTTGCAGGAAGAGCAAGCCAAAACCATGGGATCAGACTTTAAGGGCTTAACCGCAACAAGAAAAGAGCTACGAGAAGGGGGATACTTCTATCAGGCTAAATTAATCGTTTTAAGAAACCTATGGCGAGAAAAGAAAGGCTTGCCAACCATCGAAGAAGAGGAAGCCGAACCCGGATTTTTCCGAATTTAACGCTCAAGGGCTTCCTTCAGATCTATCCATTTCACCCATATGAAGGAAACAGGCAGGGAAGAATTCATTGTATTTTCTTTGCCAGACTTGATTGACAATCTCTTTTGAAATTGTTACCTTGAATAAGCCGTGCTGGGGAACAACAAATCTTATGGCGAAACATTTGGCTTGCATGACTTAGTGGTAAATTTATGCCTACGTTAAGCGCCTCTGTCCTCCCTTTCGTTAGTCCTTTGTTCTACATCCTTTCCTGTATCACCGACTAGCTGTTCACCCATATGTTCGGCTTCTTGTTCTTCCTCTTCTCCATCGGTCTCTATTACATCCCAATGCCTAGAGCACTTGGTCTTAAAAGGATGTATCTCATATTGAACCTTCAGAGCACCAGTTTCTACTCCCAAAGGATCTGGTGTTTCAACAAGCTCAAATGCACCTGTTTTTTCACTCTCATAAATGCGGTATAAGAAAAACCTACTACGATTGTTCTGTGCACATGTCAATTCATTTCCACCAAGAGTGACTGCACCCACGCTATTGACTCTTCCCTTAACCTCAATAAATCTCTCTATAAGTTTTGAATCAGCCTTAGATTTGAAATTCTCTAAGTCCTCCTTGCTATTGAAACTCAATATATCACATCCGAATGCTTCAGAACCTTGAAAGTGCGATACCTTTTCAGCAAAGCGTCCTTGTGCCTTTTCGAATTCTATAGCCAGATTCTCAGCTCTGTCAGGGTTCACTGGCGATCTTCTTGTCGATATGGTACTCTTTGGCTTTGCATTTACCATTACTCGTCGCTTAATTTCACGTGACTGCACAATTTGCACTTGATCGCCTCCACTTACACTAACAGGTCCGACAGAAGCAGAACGAACAAGACTAAGTTCACTCTCTGATTCGGTTTTACTTATGGGTAATGATGTTAGTGATGGCTGGGAAAGTTCTGGGGCTTGTAGAGGTATCAGAGGTGGTTTTGCAAACTCTTCTTCTTCAGAAACAATAGGCAAATTCATTAACTCTTCCGCTTTTTTTAGTCTTCCATCTCCTGAACCTCCAGTTATTTTATCCAACAAAACACCCAGTCTTACATTGGAACACGTGGCAAGTCTAGCAATGTCTCCACCGATTTCGACTTTGAGGATGTTGGTAATGACGTCACCTAATGCGTCAGCGATTATCTCATCCCTGATGAAGGGCTTGTCGTACTCTAATGGCTCTGCCACCAGATAGACGACCGAATCAACGACAATAGACTCACTTGGTTGCAAGGTAATCTCTTTTTCCTCATTGCCAATATTGAGGGAACATTTCGCAGATCTGCAAAGCTTTACCTTAAGTTGTCTTAGGGATCTTAACTCAGAACGATCCGAATCCTCTTCCACACGAAGCGCGTAGATATACGGCTTTAGCCTATCTACTTCCTTTTGAAAGTCGTGAGAACAAGGATGTTCTTCAAAGTCTCTAATCTTGATGTTTGCTGTAGAAAGACTGAAAGGTTCAACACCGAAAAATTTTTTCACCTTTGCAGCTCCTCGACGCCTGTCAAGATCTAATGACGGAAACAGCCTCAACATGGATTGAGGTAGTGTAGGATTTTCAAAATAGTAAAGTTCGTCTACTGGAAAATAGCCTGTTTTTTCACCAAGTCGTCCAAACATTTTGCCTTCTTTTATGAATTTGTCATATTTTTCTCCTGACGGAGTCTCCGAATCGCCTCCTCTGGCAATCAAAGCACGGTATACGGAACGAGCTACTTTTCCTTCTGGGTCTTTCTGTGGTAGTTCCAGAAGTATTTCATAGAACGAATCCCAAGGCAGTTCATCCAATTCTGTGACTACACCAGCCGTTGTTAAAGCATTCTTTAGAGTCGCCCTGTCGACTTTCATGTTTTTCAATAGAGGATGCTCTAGGCTCAACGAGGGATAGCCAACCAACGCAGAAACCTCCTTAGAAACGCCTCTTGCGAGGGTGCAAATAGAAGGACTCTGTTTTTCACCGTTTACGAGGGGAATCCATTTTGTATTCTTCAGAACCCATAGAGGATAAGATGGCAAGACTCGATCTTCAACTTGTCGTCTATACTGTTTGTAAGGAGGAGAGATCGTAAGTTTAGCATCGATGTCTCCCGAAGTTCTCCAAGAACTCAGCTTTTCGCTAGATCGCACAATCCAAGCAATGATTGCGTGAGGGTCTGCTTTTATGAGGACATCTTCCAAACGGTCGAGAGTACTGACATTAATCATTCTTGGGTACATCCGTCTTGCTTCGTCCTTATTATGAACGATGACATCTTCGAATTTGGCAGGATACTGAAGCCCCTCCAAGACATAATCGAGAAATTCACTCCTACCTTTTTCGATTTTGACAACTCTTGGCAGTTCGGCAACTCCTAGCCAACATAGGAATGACTTTATTTCATTAATCTCTCCTTGTAAGCCAAGTTCTACAGGACTTGCTACAAAAGACCCACCTATCGCTCCATAAAAGTATTCAAGTAATTCACCGCCAGGATATTCTTTCCCCAAATAGAGTGAATTGGCAGATCGAAAACTTCCTTCCCGAGCAGGTAGTATAACATTAATTGTTTCTGGAAGAGTTGGTATCTCTTCAGGTTTCTGGGCTGAATATAAAGCCCATACTGCCTGGAGCATCTCTTGTCTCAGTTTGAGCTCTTTATCAGGTTCCTCTTTTACACGCCTGTTAGTCTCTGCAACTATCGCAGACGCTAATGCCGCCATGCTGTATTCTTGAACTTCAAACGCCCTTAGTTTGGAAACAAGTTCCCTTACTCTTGTCAATCTGAACTTCTCTTTTAAGAGTGTAGCTAATTCTGAATTCATTATTCGTTGTTGAAACCACTCAGGAAGTGAAAATTTCTTTCCTTCTGGCGGTAGCAGTGCTCTAGTACCAGCAGGGATAAGCACTCCATTCTCGTCCATCAAAAGGTCTGGTGGACTTAGGTCATCTTTCACTATCCGATTTTCTATGAGGCGATAAATAATCTCTGCACGCGTGCCCATTGAGATTGTAGTTCTTGATAGTTTGTTAAGCCTCTGCTTCAAATCATCGTATTTGATGGGTTCAACTCCAATATCACTAAGTCGCTTTCTCAAGAATTCATCTTCAGTATATAGACAAATATCTTCGAATTCTTCACTTACCAGTAAATCGTCAAAATCACCATCAATCAACTTAGCGTTTTTTGCGGATTCAAACTCTTTAGATCGAACAGGAACTATCTTACGAGACGTAATTTCGTCCTTCAACTTTTCTTCAAATCCTAGTTTTAACAGAACAGGGTCGATATCACCTCGGGGAGTAACGCTAAGTAAGGCACTCCACGGATTCTCCGGATCTACTAATTTCTCAGTGGAATCTGCAATAAGCTTCGCGAGCCTACTAGCTATGAACCTGTTGATGTCGCTTTCTATCAAGTGTTGTCTGTTGTCTGTGAGTTCAAACGTTGTATGTGCAATTAGTGGAAATGGAAAGAGAACTTCTGTAGGGAAATATACAAACAAGCGATACGTCTTTAAATCCTTATGTAAGGTTGCCAGCTTTATCTCATATCTTGATGCGAGTGGTTGATCAGGTCTTCGATATTCCTTTGGAATCTCGCCAGAGTCTGAGAACAATCTCCAGACTTGACGTTCTTTACTTTCTGGATTAATTATTACTTCATTTTCATGTCGTTTTACGTCCCACATCACGTTCGTTTCTGGAGTCACTATTTCTAATCGTTCCAGATATTGTAGAAATAGAAGAATCTCTGGTCCAATGCTTTCAATCTGTTTTTGAACTTTTCTACAAGTTTCTTCTGCTTTGTCAAAAACTAGACAAATGATCGTATCATACCCATTGTTATATAACTCGTAAAGAGTTTGATGTGTCTCCGCGCTGAGCATATTTTTGCTGCCAGCGGAATCAAAAAAATATGGAATACTTAAGGTAGCAATTGGATGAAGTAATCCTTCTTGCTCAACCTTTTCTACTTTTTTTCTAACTTTGGTGTTCTTATCCATTAGGTCTTTAAGCCATTCTATGGCCCTCTTTTCAGAGAAACCAATTGATAGCTTGCCACTCAGTATCACAATCGAAGACGCCCATCCGAGAACAGACCGAAATCCAAGTCCTCTGTATCCTATGCAACGACCTCTCTGAAACTGTTTAGGGCTATTGTCGCTAACCATCAGCGACTTAATTCCTTCGGGACTAAAAGGAATGCCTGTGTTTGCTATATATAGAGCATTAGGAGTAAGTTTTATGAGCATCTTATTTGGTTTGGAATATTCCGCTCCTGAATCGTCTGCATTTTGAACTAACTCTAACAGTTCTCTACCTTCATAGCTACTGGCATGACTTCTTTCTCTATTGTAACTTGAAGTCAGCTCATCAGGATCGCTCCCAAACACCTCTTTTCTTTCGTCTAATCGATCATTTAGCCAGTTTTCCCAATCCCTCTCGGACCACTTTTGCCATGCTGTCCATTCAGATGTTGACGACATATCCATCCCTCTTGAAAATGGCAATGCTATCTAACAATCATAATAACGCAATGTATTATTATTTATTACTCAAAGGCTCATTTATCAAAAGCGCGCGCGTGCGACTCAAGCATGTAGCGACCTCTTGGATATGATTCTAAACAAAGTTACCTGCCTGAGCCAGAGCTTAACAAAGTTAAAATACTTGATTGGAAGCTGAGCGAATTAGGTTATGTTGTAATTCTGAAAACAATCCGTAAGCCTTGGTGGGAAAATCAGTTAGGTCCCTCTAACTTTTGCCACAATAGGTAAAGTTTAGTCTGCAACAGAAAACCACACACCTTGATTAAAAGCCTAAATTTCCGCACTCTTTAGGTTCTGTTAACTTGATGGGTGATTGTTATCCTTGTTAACAGTCGGGTGATGATAGCTTCAATCAATGCTGAGATAAAACACGAAAAGCATTTAACTTGAATTCTTCATACCTTTGAGTATGACTGCAAGTAGTAGAGGGCCAATAAGCAACCTTCTGGTCGCATCTATCGCATTTTTCATCGTTGGTGTATTAGCTTTGGGATTTTACATCAACAGTAAATTAGACTTTCTCTTTGCGTTATACACTACTTTTTTGTTCATGTTAGCGTTCGCATTCTTAGGTGTTTATCTTGTTGAGCGATATAGAAAGAAACACGGTTCGCTTATGAGCACTCGATGACGAATTTGGAATGAAGTATCATTATTTGCGAGAAGCGTTCTGAATGAGAGTTAACCATTTGTTCTTTCCTTCAATTCTTATTCCACAAGCTTCCGCCGGAGTCTTACCATCTAAGGCTTCGTGCGGTCTTACAAAATTGTGGAACATTTGGTAGCCTTTGAGAATTGGCGTGTCTTCTTTCTTTAGTCCTCTCATTACTTTCTCTCTGTCTCTCACTTCTCATTGAAGCGTCCTTTCATAGCGGTTGCTTAGGCTTTTCTATAGCCTTTTCCTTTTTGGTACTTTAGTGTGAAGCTGTGTTTTCCGTTTTTGGTGTACTCTCTAAATTTTGTACCACAGTTACTACATACGTAGGCTTCAGCTTTGAAATCTCTGTACTTCCATGTTTTGTCCGGTTTGATCACTTCCTTTTTGCAATTCGGGCACTTCACCATAGCGATCACATGTTGCTTATCTGTTTATTTTGGCTTAAAACGCTTTGCAGTATATTCCAGGCTGAGCCTCAAGAAGCATGGTCATGTTTCTTTTTCCTTAATGTTTCTTTAAGATATTTTGCCAAGTCTTTTCCCTCTTGGGTTAATTCATAAATTCGGCCTCGTTTTAGCTCAGGAGTGAGACAGATTGCGATGTTAAATTCTTGTAAGTCGTTTAGTGTTTTGCTTACGTGGCTTAAGTAAAGACTGACATCCACTGCTATTTGCTTTGGTGTTTTTGGTTCAGCCAATAGGCTGATAACAACCTTTTTTCTATAATCGCTTGAAATCAGATACCCGTACTTTTTCCAGTCCAATTTCTGCGTCTTCTTGAATAACTTTATTTATTAGTGTTGTGCAGCTTTTATATAGAAGTAACTACGTAATAGATACACATTAAATACAGCAATTCATATAAAAAACCTCAACCAATTAGATAGGGAAAAGTCATGCCAAAAACTTATTGGTACTTTAAACTGTTCAATAGTATCAAAGAAAAGCACGAAGTTGACTTTGCAGAACTTGAACTGCTCAGCCTATTCGGAAAGGTTGAAAGAGTTAGAAATTTCGTAGACATCCTATCCACTACTCCTTTTGAGTTTTTTATCAAAGATGTGAGAATTCAAGATTATTTGGCTCACGAGCTTCCCTATGGCGAGTATCAGGGCTTTTATGCTGAACGCGATGATATCATTGACGCTTCAATAGCCATAAGAAGACTTGCTTATATTCGGGAGTTCTTTGTGGCGGTGCAATTTGATGACCCAGGGCTTCTGTTGCAAAAGATGTTTCCATCAGGTGAAATTGGCAAGAACGTGCAATACTTTACGAA